AGTTCTTCTTGTGTGAAGGACTTATTTGCTTCCTGTTCAGCAGGCGTTTCCGGCGTCGTGTTTTCTACAGGCTCGATTGCTGCCGTGGCTTCGAGTTCTGGCGCGGAGGCATCCGCTACGTTGGGGACTGTTTCGTCCATGTTTAACTCCTATGGAGTTCCTGATGTGCCGCACCAGTACGGTTAATGGTCAAACTACAGTAAATTATGTGGGTTGACAATATGATTAAGGTTCTTTGTCTTTGTTAGACGTTACCTGTGTTAGTTGAAGGAAATGCGCGCCCTGCGCCCCAAATAATGCGGACTGCCCCGCGGGCGCCCAAATTAGTAGTTTCTTCTGCAGTGACATCGTTATACCCGCCGCCGCCTGCCCCGCCGTAAAGGCCGCCGTTGCCGGGGGTTTCTGAACTGCTCCCAGTGTCACCAGTTCCGCCGCCACTGCCGCCGCCGCCGCCGCCCGCACTAAGCCCAGATACCAATCCCGCGACACCATTGGCCCCTTGGCCCAAAATACCAACCCCGCCGCCGCCGCCGCCGTAAAAAGTAATGCCTGCGGAACTTACTAAAGACCCGCTGCCGCCGCTGCCGCCGGCGCCGGCCAAACCATTTGCGTTATACGAACCGGGCGCCGCCGCGCCGTTGCCTGCGTACCCACCAGCACCGCCGGCGCCAAGAGTGCCGCTACTGCCGCCGCCGTTACCGCCGCCGGTACCAATAAATCCGCCGCCGCCGCCGTTCCAAGTGCCGCCGCCGCCGCTGACTGTTGCGTCGCTTATAAAATATGAAGATTGACCGTTGGAGCCGCTAAATGGCGCGGCAGTGCCTACTCTAACAGAATAGGAATTGCCGGGGATGACAACAATGTTGTTTTTCCAGCCTAATCCGCCGGCGCCTTTATACGAGCCGCCGCCGACAGCAACAACGCACACGCTTGTCACGCCTGCGGGAGCGACCCAACTAAACGTCCCCGGCGTGGTAAACGCTTGCTGTCCTTGAGGTGGACCGCTGGCCCCGCCGCGCGTAGACAGCGCAGTAGAGGCTTTTAAGCCTATACCTAAACCATTACGGACGGGGATGCCAAAACTCATCTGATGTTAATCGGCTTTGCGTACAAAGTGCCGCCAGCACTGATCTGGATCGCGCTGACGCGCCACGCACCGCCCGTAGCGCCGCCGCTGGGCTGCGGTACGAAAATAGGTACAGGTGTATTAGCAGGCAGCGGTGTTGCTGCTGTTGTGGCTGTAACGCTGTCTCCAACCGCAATATACGCGTCAGATGTAGACCACACCAGCACACCTTGTGGGCCAGCGGGCCAGCCAGTTACAGAACCAGCGGTTCCGGTGTATGCTACGCTTTGCGTACCAAAAGCAGGGTCACTAAGAGGGCGTAAAAGTTCCATATGTCGCGTCCTTATGCGAGAAATTTAAGTTTGTACAAGGTTGAGTAATACAACCCAAAAATCTCGTCGATAATGTTTTGGATTGGAGTGCAATCCTTATCAACGACTTTATACCGCATTTCCTCAAGTTCGTCTACCTGACCTTCAAGAAACGCGACAATGTTGTTTGTCTTCTTAGCCGACATAAGCGAAATAGGGCCAATTAGGCCATATTTGCCCTGATAGGCTTCAGCAAATTTGTCAGCCAGTTCGATCACTTCATCATAAAAAGTGTTCAAAGCGGAGTGCTTGGCAAAGCTGCGTGTGTTCAGGTGCGTCGAATGGGCTACATCGCGCGCAAGAAACAGTGTGCCTATGAAGTTAGCGCAACTCATGATGTTGGACTTTCGGGCCAGACGATAGCAAACGGGTTAGCTTGGTCAGTTATGTCGCGCAAGGTTTGGCGATATGTAGCCCACGCAGCAGCGTCTACAGGCGCGTCAGGTAGCTGCGTCCAGTCTGAAGCAACCAACAGTCTGTTACGTTCAGCGCGGATGACAGTCCATTGCGCTCCAACCTTTGTCGCTGATTCGTCTGCGCTAAGGTCCGTCACAATGTAGTTTTGTGTCCAAACGCCATCAATTAGCAGGGCTGGGCCTTCTTCAATGTGCTGTGTAGCTGCATCGTGATATGGCGGTGTGACAATCTGCTTCTTGTGGACGCCAAAACGTTCGACCTGTTCTTCGGTCAGACGGCGGGCATAGCAATAGTTGTCCGCATCCCACTGCGTCGGCTCGACATCAAAGATGTGCCGTATGAAGGTGTCGCCTTGGGCTTGGACATACCACATTATTCTGCTTCCTTTGCTTCCCGCTTGGCGGTTACACGTACAACAGCCGCATCGTAGGCTGCTTGGTCTTCTATCTGTTTTTTTAGCGCCGCTACGATTGCTTCTACGTTGCTAATTGCTTTGCGTGTACTGTCTAGCCTTTCGGCTACGTTAGCCGCAAACTCGTTGTCGGTAGCGTTTGCCAGCAGATGCTCAAAGTTTTTGCGGTCAAAATCGTAATGAAAATACTCAACCTCACGTGCATACATTGCATCCGCAAGCGTGTCGTATTTGTAATCGTCGCTAAGTTGTGTGTAGATCATACAAATTCTTTTCTTAGATAGTGGGTAAAAAATCTACACCAAAACCCCCGCCAGTAGGCAGTGTAGCTGGGTTAGCGTATTTAGTGCCAAAGCCAGTGCTTGTGGTCCAAGGGTACGCGGAAACGAAAGGTGAAGTAGTGCCCGCTAAAGCAACAAGATTACCGGCGGTGTTAAAGGCAATGCCAAACGTGCGATTGGGTGCAATAGTATCGACATATTTAGTACCAAAGCCGCTTGCGCTCCACGGGTACGAGGTAATGCCGTTTCCGCCAAAATGCCCTACAACGATAGCATTAGCGGCAGGAGTAAAGGCGACGCTATCGGCGACATTTGAAGGTAACGTAGCTGGATTGGTATATTTAGCGCCAAAGCCAGAACCAACGCTCCACGGGTATGCTGTGATGTAGGGCGTTGCAGTGTTGTGCGCTACAGCAACAGCGTCGCCAGCGGGACTAAACGCAACTTTTTGGCCGTTGCCGGTAGGCAGCGTAGCTGGGTCGGTATATTTGGTGCCAAAGCCGCTGCCGACGCTCCAAGGATATGCTGTGATAAAAGGTGATGTGTCGTGCGCTACAGCAACAGCGTTGCCGGCGGGACTAAACGCAACGCCGCGGCCCTCGCCTGTGGGTAGTGTAGCTGGATTGGTATATTTAGTGCCAAAACCAGAACCAACGCTCCACGGGTAGGCCGAAACGAAAGGTGTTGTGGCGTGCGCTACCGCAACAACGTCGCCAGCAGGTGAAAACGCTACGTCGTTGCCGGTGCTAACAGGCAGCGTAGCTGGATTGGTATATTTAGCGCCAAAACCAGTGCTTATATCCCACAGGTATGCTGTGATGAAGGGCGTTGTGGCGTGCGCTACCGCAACAACGTCGCCAGCAGGTGAAAACGCTACACCGTTGCCGGTGCCGGTAGGCAGCGTAGCTGGATTGGTATATTTAGCGCCAAAACCAGTGCTTGTGCCGAACGGGTATGTGGAAATGTATGGTGAATTGGCGTGCGCTACAGCGATATTTGTTGCCGATGCCGCATTGCCTGTTTGGTACAGATAGTTTGCCATCCACTTGGTCGCGGTGACTTTAATCGCCATTAAGGTGTTGTTTGGTGGAACAGCTACGGTCCCCGTTGTCCCGTCGCCAAAAACCAATGTATCGGTGGTAATACTCACATTAACGGCGGTACCGCCGTTTTCAACGGTGAACAACACCACCGTACCAATCGGAAACGCGACGCTGGCGTTTGCGGGGATGGTGTACGTGCGAATAGCGGTGTCAGCTACAGGGTGGAATATCTGCTTGCCTGCGTCAATTAAAACTAACGTGTAATTTGCTGATTGGCTATTTTGCGGGAAAGACACGCCTGATGCTGTAGGCGAAGACGCCCATGTTGTACCGTTGCTGGTTAGGACGTTACCTGAAGTACCCGGCGCGACAAATGACACAGCCGACGTGCCGTTGCCAATTAGGATGTTGTTAGCTGTGAGTGTGGCTAAACCTGTGCCACCGTTTGCGACAGGGAGCGTGCCAGACACCTCAGTTGTAAGTGAAACCGTACCGGCGGTCATAGGCGATGTGCCGTTTCCTTTGACTACACCAGTCAGTGTTGCCGCGCCTGTACCGCCGTTAGCGACAGGTACGTTAGTGACAGCTAGCGTGCCGCCTGATATTGACACGGCTGTGCCAAGGCTGATTTCTTCGGCAGCGCCTGTACCCGCGGTAGCGCGACCTAGCAGCTTATTGGTGGCAAGTTCCAACTCATGCTCTTCGTTCCAGTTGGACGGCTGAACAAGCGTTGCGTCAAGGCTGTCAGTTTTGGCTGACTGAAAAGTATGTTTGAGGCTTACGGTCATTCCATCATTCCTTCAGGTGGCATCTCAGGCATACCGCCCATATCTTGCATTGGTTGCTGCTGGGGCATTTCTTCGGTCATGTCAGGTTGCTCACGCATTTCGGGTGATCCGCTAATCAAATCACCTGTGTCTAGCGCGCCAGCAATTGTCCCCATGACAATATCCTGAATTTGCTCTTCTGTCATCCCTGCTTGCATGGCGCTGATACGTTTTGTTTCCGCATCGTAGGCGTCTACCTGTGCCTTGTATTCCTTGATGTCTACTTCACGCTTCGCAACGTCAGCCTGTACGCCTTCGATAATATCGACCATGCGGTTCAGTTCTTGCGTCATTGCGTCTATTTGCTGCTGTGCAGCAGCCATTTCAGGTGACTCATCGCCGGTAGCAAGTACTTTGGGATCAAGGATTTTCTTGAACCGCTCTGCCATTTCCTGCGCGCCGGGCCAATCCATGTTCTTGATGAACAAATCGCCTGCAACAGCCCAAAGTTGCGGGTTGGATTGCAGAATCTGGCTCATAGCGTCGAGTGCTTCTTGACGCTTGGTCATGTAGCCGGGGCCAGTAGTGACCATAACGTCGTATGTACCAACGCCGGGGTTGTAAATCTTTTCGATCAGCCCGCCGGTTTCTTGGTCGCGCACTTCGCGTACAGCTTCTTCCTGCGCTGGGTCCATTTTGACCATGCTGACTTCGCCATCAGCACCAATGATGCGTGCAATGCGCTGTGTGTCGTAGATTTTAGGAATCATATCGACGATTTGGCGTGTGATGTAGCGAATTGCCCGCGCAAGGTTGTCAACGTAGTGATACGTGCCAACATCGCCCTGCTTTTCGCGTGCGACGATAGCTTTTGCCGACCGTTCGTTGCCTTGCTGGCCCAGCGACGCATCATACTGGCCTGTTGTGGCCTTGATGTCCTCTCCAGCGCCCATTTTAGCCTGTATCAGACCTGTTTGGGGTAAAGGTGGCTGTGCACGCTGCGGAAGCGGTAAAACGCCTCCAGCGCCGTCTGTAACGTCTGGGTTGACTTCCAAATACGGCCAGTTGGTCGTGTTGGCAGTCTTCCACTGGTTTTCGTAGCCTTCAAACTGGCCGCCGTAACCGATAAATGGCGCTTTAGGTGCCAAGGCAAGCATTTCTGCCTCTTGGCTCGTCCAGTAGTTGTACATACGCTGGGCATCTTTGGCGTTACGCACAAGCCCAGAGATGTATATTTGGCCGTCAACTTCCCATTCGTTGCCAATTACGCGCACGACAGGGATATATTTGCCCGACCACTCGCGCTCATCAAGAATGTCAAAGCCATTGGTCTTCATCCACATGACTTTTTTACGGTCTACTTTGCGTGTGCGAAGCGGTTTGCCGTACATTTCTTTAAGCTGCTTATCTTCTGGCGAATTAGCCTTGGCAGTCTGGTTATTTGGGTACAAATGCAGCGTTTCAGAATCGTAGACGTTGTAAAAATACTCCGCAATGCGGATTGTATCTTCTTGCAGCCACGACGAAATGCCCTGATCACCAACGCCTTGGCTATACAATGTGCTAATTGGCGTCGCGTCAGGGAACAAACGCTCATATTCTGTCTTTAGTATGTCTTCGGTGATAAAGCACCATTCGGCGTCTGATCCGCATGGGTCTTGGATTGTTGGGTCCATGTAAACGCTAAATGCGTTACGGACACGGCCAATCTTGATGTCTTGGTCAAACGTATCGTCGTTGCAATACTCAGTCAGCAGGCGGATGTAACCTTCGCCGTAAGTGACTTGGTTGTCGCAGGCCGTGTCATACGCAACGTCGGCATCTGACATATACTCGATGTGGCGCACCACACCGTTGAAGATTTCAGCGACCTGTACGTCAGCATTGTCATCCGCGGGTATTACTTTACCGTTTGGCCGGTTTTGACGCTGTTCGTTGGTTACTTGACGGACGTGCTGTGGCAGTTTGTTAATTGTCAAGCATGGACGTGCGTTAATAGCTTGGCCTTGTACGCTGCCGCGTGTTGACAATACGTCAGCAGGCCACTGCCACTGGTTGTCAGGGCTGCCGGCCATAAAACGTAGATCGTCTAGTTCGTCCTCACGGCTGTCTGAATACGCAGCCTGCGCCATTTGAAGACGGCTACGCAGGGTAGCCATCTTATCGTGATCGTCGCGCGTTGTCTTAGGCGCGTTCGATCCTACGTTGGCAACTTTTCCTGCCGCTTCAATGCCTGTGGGGTCGGCCATAAACTATTTCTTGCCTTTGCTGGCGGCGCGCTTCACGCTGTAGGCTATAGCGACCGATTGTTTGACAGGTTTGCCCGCACCAATTTCTGCTTTAATGTTCTTGCGGAACGCGCTTTTACTTGCTGATTTTACAAGGGGCATCTTGAGGGCCTTTTTCTTTGTACATCAAAATGGTTTCAAAATAGTTCTCTAACCAGCCTAGCCGCGTATTGCATTGCTGACATAAAACACCTCTATACGTTTTAGGTATTTTGTGGTCAATGCACATCTTTTTAGCTTTTACCCCGCAAATCTCGCAAGGTTGGTCGCGAAGATAAGCTGCTTCTTCAAGGGTAAGACCATATTTTTTCTTCGCATCGTAACGAAGTTGATTCAAACGTAAATTTGCCGCCAGCGTTCCGTTGTTTGCAAATTTTGCTTCAGGCATGATTAACGCTTTTTGCCCATTGGCGAAGACTTCATGTTCACCGTTGTACGGATGATTTGCGGCGCTTTTGGCATCGCGACCTTAGCTGGCATCTTGACTGCGCGTCCGCCGGCTGGGCTTGTCGTGCCTTCTTGCCGCGTAATCTTTTCGGCGGCGGCCTTGCGGGCAGCAGCGACGCCAGCGCCTATACCAAGGTCGGTATCTGTTGCGCGGTTACCATATTTATCTGTTGGACGTGACGAGATGTTCTCACGCATTGTTGGCTTTTTGCCTGCCATTTACTTACCCTTCTTAGTTGGTTTGGCCGTCTTGGCGCTTTCTTTGAAATCTTTAGCTGTAGGCGCACCTTTGTCGCCTGCTTTACGCATTTTCTCGCCAGAGCCAGCAGCAATGCGGGCTTTCTTAGCGTTGATGTTTGCATACAATCCGGGTTTCATGGGCATTTCCACCTTTTCAAACTAGCTTTGGCACGCTCGCCGTCTTTAGCCTTAGCAGCTACTGCACCCATGCGCGCGCAAAATGACGCTTTGCGTCCTGCGTCAGCTTTTGTCTTCGGGCTGGGCGCAGGCGCCTTTAAGTTGCTGCCTGTTGCAGCGTTATACTTGGCTCTGCCAGCGGCTGTCAGGCCCGCACCCTTTGACACAGGCAGTTTCTCGCCTCTGCCAACGGATAGCGACACTGATTTCTTCTTGTCAGCCATTAACTGCCCATCCACGATGTAGATATTCCTGCGGGAGAATAGCCTCTTGTGCGATGCTTGTCAACGCGTGTCAGACGCGGATCAGTAGATGCTACAGGAAATGCGAACGTGACCGCTATGGCGTCCGCTGCGTCTGGCGAGGCCAGCCCGCGCGACTTCATATCTTTCTTGCTTTCTAGGAACAGCGTCCCCCGGCTGTCAGGCTTTGTCTTGGGACTGATGAGGTCTGTCTTCAGGAACCTATCTGTCGGGATGTGGCCGGTTCTGAGCCAGTCACGCATGGCGCCCCACATCTCTGCGCGCTTGTTACCCCACATTGTCTGGTTCTTAGCTTTGTTGCCGAAGTTCACGCCGCGTATCTTGTACCGCTGTTCCTTCAGCCGGTCCACGACGCCTGCACCTAGCCCGCCTTCGTCGATGCAGACCAGCGCCGGCTGGAACTGCTCTATGGCGTCGATGACATGGCCGGCCACTTCCATAGTGTCCGCGCCGCGGTGTCTCCGCAACTCTAGAATGTCACGCCCCTGCCGTATGGCGATGACCGTAGCGTCAGCCCCGAAGCGTGCAGGGTCTACCCCTATGACGATGGGCGCGCTGGTGTCCTTGGCCGGTGGCCGCTTCATAGCATCATCGACCAGATTGCTGCCGATGAACTGATCGTCACCTTCTGACGGGAAGTTACCGTACACTTCGACACTGGCTTGGTAGCTGTCTGGCCCGTATTCGTCGATAATGCGCTGGTACAGGTTTTTGTCTGTACCCTCGACATCGCGTGCGTCGATGACGCGTGTTGACCAGAACGCCCGCTTGCTGTGGAAGGTTTCGTAGAAATAGCCCGTGTTCCGCCGCGGGTTAGAGAACGCCAGATGGAACCGATGTGGAGTATTCTCCGTAAAGAAACCATCCGATACGGACCATATACTGTCGGGTATACCGCTGGCTTCGTCGAAGATCAGCATCACACCGTCGAAGTTGTGGACACCCGCGTATGCGTCAGGGTTCTCTTCCGACCACAGCCGGCCTTCGACTGACCAGTAGCGCGTGCCTTTCTTCAAGTCGCGCTCGACCAGTTCCGTCATCCACTTGGCAGGCATGATGCGTGTGGCGGCTATCTCAAACCAGTGACTGTTCAAGCTCATGGCTAGCCACTTGGTTATTTCTGCCCATGTTACGCTGCGTAGCTGCGCCTCGGAGTTTGCCGACACGATGGTGGTTGATCCGATGCGTGTGGACAGCATCCAGATGGTTAGCCAACTGACTAGGGCTGACTTGCCAATACCGCGTCCTGACGCAATCGCCAGCCGCGCGGTTGAGAAGTCAACCTTACCGTTGTTCTCTTTGATGTGATCACGTAGGTCTGACAGTATCTGGCGTTGCCATTTACGCGGTCCGGGAAAATGTTCCAGCGGTGTGCCAGCCTGACCCCACGGGAATGTATGCAATACGAACGCTAGTGGGTCATCCTTTAGAGATGGACTCCACAACCTTGCCATCAATTCCATTTCTTCCGATGCGCTGTATATCGGTGCTTGCATTGGAGTTATCCTCTAACTGGGGTATCTCTAGATACGTCCCTTCGATGACGCGCTGCTGTGCTTTTTCCAGTGCGCCTGTAATACTTATCTGTTGGTCGATGTTTACGTCGATCTGCTGCTTGGCTACCCAGCCGTGTTGATGCTTGAGTATCTCCAGCGCAGCCTTGCTGTCGCCATCGCGTGCCGCTTCGTACAGGGTCTTGGCCGCGGTCATCTCGCCATCAGCACGACCCTTGATCTCAGCCATCTCGACCAGCGGGTCCGCATCCGCCAATACGCGGAATTGTTTGGGGGTTAAACCTGACGCCATAGCGAGGCTGTCACCTTTTAGTCCGCAGCGTGCAGCTTCGTAGATAGACTCTAGCCGCGACTCGGTGGCCTGCATCCGCTCTGGTGTAAATGGCAGTGAGTAGAAAGTCATTGGGCGTACTATAGTGTGTTGCAAACCGGATTGCAAAAATAAAGTGACCCCGCGTGATGCGCTTCACTACTAGGCTCGCGTAACCGTTCACATTGAGAGGCGTGCAGGGTCTGGTTGCACACATACCATATTTTTGAAAAAATAAAAATTGTTTGCGATCCCTGTCACAGTCAACGGCCCGACCGTCGGCCCTAGGGGGTGGCCTCGGAATTTTGTCGGAATTTGCTTTCAGCTATAGGCAGCCAGCATTAGGTGTGTTGCTGTGTTAATACAGTGATAAGCGTTCTTGTTCTGTTCCTGCTGGAATAGAAATGGCCTTTCCCTTTGCGCGATTGCGCGAATAGGAAAAAACACATTGCTAGCTAGCTAGCTTATTGCGAACGGTTATTAGTTAGGCGATCTAGGCTATGACATAACAAGTTGCCGATGAACCGAGTTACGTTAACGTAAAGTTAGAGGGCAAGTTAGGCGTTCTAGGCTATATTGTCATCGGGTTTGAAGTCACCGCGAATTGTGAGAAACCTATATGGTTATATTCTATATAACATTTTTCATTTCATCAATGACTATAAAACAAATAGCCTAGATAGCCTAACTCCCCTTCAAACCCGCGCAATCAAGCCAAAAAAGTTAGGCTATTTCACCCGCCACAATAGCCTAACTCATGACTATTTTCGCCAAGCGGCAAAATAAGTTATCCACAGGTTTATTTTCACTTTTTACGATTTATTTTCGCTGCAACACAATTTGTTGTTGACAGGCTATGTTTGAGGGTAGATAAGAGGGTATCAACAACGGAGTGCCTGCTATGCCTACACTATCTGACAAAGCCCAAACGTTCTTAGCCACTAAGCCTTATCTCATGGGCGCAGTCGCCGGACATAAGTTTTACGAACATCCAACGCGCGGCGACGAAAGCCCGCTGCTTGTTATTGGTCCAGACGGCAAATTGAAACTGTCTGACCATTGGGAATTGCCCTCATGGGAAGAATTGACGGCTTAACATTAATCGGGCGGCCTTAGCGCCGCCCACAACATAGGAGTGAGACACCATGACACATGATACTGACACTATTTTCGATTTCTTGCGCGGCGAGGGTTTAACTTATCGCGACACTGTGATTGAGCTTTCCGAAAAGATAACGGCATTTCTTATCGACGGTGACAGCGACAGCATGGCACGGGCCAGCGAACTGACCAAATCATTACAGCGTCTGATTGATTTAGACGCATAACACCAACCAATCAATAGGAGTGAGAAACCATGAACTATTATAAAATCAATTCTAGCGGCTCTAAAATCTGCATTGACGCTAACGGCTGGCATATTTGGACAAACACGCAAGGCCGCCTAATCGTCAATGGCCCCGACGAAAGCAACCGCCTGTTAGATTTTGCTACGGTCGATGAGGGCATTAGCTTTCTGTTTATGACAGGCCGCCAAGAACTAGCTCGCATAATCAACAAAGCAAAGCATGACGCATAACCATAATCAATAGGAGTGAGAAACTATGACTACCGAAACAACTTGCAACGGCTGGCGCAATGCCGCCACATGGACAGTAAGCCTTTGGTTTGGTGACCATTGGGCAGAATTAGCAGAAGATGGCTTTGACTTTTCTCCCGAATATCTGCGCGATATGGTCGAGGAACATGTCGAGGAACTGTTAGGGCGTGATTATGCCGCCGGTTTCATTTACGACATGCTTGACCTTAACAGTGTCGATTGGGACGCGCTGCGCGACCATTACGCGCCTGTGGAAAGCACCAACGCATGATCGCGCACATAATCGCAACAGCCGGCTTTGCCGCCGTGCTGTTGCTATCGATCACATCAATTATCATCACATTAAAAGGAAACTGAGAAATGACTAACGACATATTCCGCACAGTGCGCGAGCTACTCGAAAACCGCGACGATGTGCTGATGGGCAACGCCGTCAACAATGACGGCAAGCTATACGACGATAGCGTAGAAAATCTTCATGCGCTGGATATGCTTGAACCGTCCCTGCGCGGCCTTGTGAACGTATGCGTGGCAAGCGGCATGGAATGTGCCGAACTATATGAAGTCATTGGCCTGCTTGGCTTGGAGGGCGAATGATATGACAAACCACGGACGAACCTATCTTAGTATGCTGTCAGACGCAGAACTTGTTCGCACTGCATTAGATCGCAATCACGAACTGGCTGTTGTGTTAGCAGAACGCCTTAGCGAACTGTTGACCGTTGAAGCGCAGCTAGACGAAGCCAAGAACGAAATAGAAGACCTAAATTTACGGCTCACCAGTTGTATGGATCAAGCACTTAGATCGTTGGACGAAATAGAAGTTATGCAAGCGCAGTTGGACGCCCAATGATAGCCGTTGTCGGTGCAGCAGCCCTTTTCCTATTAACTCTAATATTGGACGATTAACTATGGCACCCGAATATTTCACAATCGCGGTTTTGTTAGCCGCACAAGCCGCAACGCTGGCTATCCTATGGGACACGCACAGGCAATACAGTTGGTTTCGCAACGCATGGGTGCGCGACACAAAAGAGTTGCTGTATTGGAAGCAAAACGCGCTCATACGCGACAAGCGCACGGGACGCTATCACAAGAAAGGCGAAAGCTAATGGAATACGCCCTACGCAAGCAAATCCAGCATCTAGCTAGCTACATCAGCGACAGAAGCGCGATTGCCGCCTATGTTAACAACGAGCATGGCCTAAACCTTAGCACGCTGGACATTATCGAAGTCACGGCAAATGACCGGCGGCGCTTCTATAGCACTGACCATGCGCCCATGATGCCCTCGCCGCTGATCGTGACGCATAAGTGGAAGGGTTACGATCCGTTGGCTGTTGCGCTGTTCAAATATCACGCAGCACGGTCATTTGGGCCCGACCAAAAATACTGGCTTGAACGACTAAACGACAAGCGCGCCAAACCTAAGACAACAGTGGAGTTATAATATGATTAAGACACCCCAAGCCGCCCCATTAGGGCGCAAATATCGCGTATCGTCCGAAAACGCATGGCCGCTGCGCGGCCTAGATGGTAAAACATTCGCAGAACGACACAAGGAAAAGGAGCAGAACAAATGAGCAATTCAGCACAAGAACATCTCGCACGCATAAGCAAACAGATTGACGGTGACATAACCCTGCGCGATTACTTCGCGGGACAGATACTAAACGGCCACATAGCCGGCCCCGTTGACGATGACGGTGCCCTAATTGACATTGCTAATTGGGCATACGAATTTGCCGATGCCATGCTTGAAGCACGGGAGCAGGGCGAGTGAGCCGACCGATGTTTTACCCTATGGGGACGCTAGAAGTCGGCGATGTTGGCACTATGCCAGCCGCCAACAAAGGCGATGCCAAGCGCACCAGCCGCAACGTGTCGCAATACGGCATACGCCACGGTAAGGCGTTTAAATGCCGCACTGCGGGCGGCATAACCTTTATAACTAGATGGATGTGACCATGACAGACCAGAACGGATATATGAAACTGACACGCACCCCTGCGGTGCGGTCAGCTAAAGACCCCAACACTTTCGCCAACCACCTAACCACCGCAAGCGGCGGGATAGGCGACAGGGTGACAGATGAAACCGCCACGCATTACATGATGCACCACTTTTGGATTGAGGAAAAGAAATGACCGAAAATATCCGCGAATGGGGCGCAGTCATGCGCTTAGCCAGACGCGCCGCGCTGTTGGCCGGTGAAGAACAACGCCGCATGGGGCGTGTGACGGAGCAAGAGGATAGCAGCATCATGCTATACACCGACGATCCGACAACGGCAGGGCTGTTCGCTCGCAATTCCGACATGGCCGCAATGTGCAAGACTAGCGCCATTGAAGGCGTGTGCATCGTGATGGGCGACAAGTTTCCACCTGCAGCGCATGAAGCCGAGCGGGACGATCTGGAACTGCCCCGCGTTGCTGCGATGTGGTTCCCTGCCTCCGGCGACAAATGCCCACGCTGCCGCTTGTTTAGGCGGACGGAAGGCGAAGTCTGCAAAACGTGTGAAAGGACACTGACAAATGACTGAAGAAGAAATAGACGCTTTTGAAAATTACGACCAACGCGCCGAAGCTACGCTGGCTTATCGCCTGATGGAGCATCTCGCCTTTAGAGGCATAATAACCGATATTGAAGTGAGCAATCTGCGCTTCCCGCCATGCGAGTTGATCCTAGACGCCGAAGAAGCATGGGACGAATAAACAAAAAACCCTCGGCGGAGTGAGGACGCCGAGGGTTTTCCAAAAGGGTCAGTAGAGCATTACCAACCCAAACATTGTATCACTGGAAACCCACTGATGTCAATTCCTGCCTATCGTTGGCATATTGCTGCTTGTAGGTAAGTTTTCCGCCATGCGGCGCAAGTCGGACTTGCTATATTTCTGAAGCGCATCCGGCGCGACAAAGATATGCTTTTTAGTGGGGTGTTCAACCGAACCGATCCGCCCCATGTCAACCCATCCAGCCTCCTTTAACGCATGAAGCAGCGCAGCTTGCGGAACCTTTAATCCCGCTGGCATGAACGGCGCGAGTATATCGCCAAGACGATGGAACGGCCCACCGATGACACCATCCGCAAACATACCCGACCGATTACGCATCAACTCTACCAGATAGCTTTCCGCTGCGCTCATGCCATGCTCGACCATGTTCAGCTTCCATTCGGTCACTGGCGGTGCAGCAGCAGGGTTGAACGCCGACACGTCGCGCTGGTGCAGCCAAGCGGCGCACTTTTCATAGCCGCCTGTCTTATACCAGCCCCACAGCGCGTCGGCTGCTGGCGTTGTCATGCGCGGCGCGTGTGTCCAGACGCAGAACCAACGGCGATCCTGCGTTGGCAGCGTGATAGGCAGCGAATCGTTCGTGTAAGCGATCACCATTAAGCGATTGACCAAATCATAGGGGTGCATACCCTTACGGTTGACCGACAGCGTTTCAGGTGGCGCAGCGATCAGCGGCTTTAGCTTGTTAGCCATAGCGCGGCGCTCTCTTGCCTCTGGTTCCTTTAACTCATTCAGGATGACCACTTCAGCCTCAAGCGCATAGCCCCACTGGCTTTCCAATCCGCCAGCCTCAATGACTGACCTGTTGCGCCAGTTCTTGCCGCCTAGCGCCCACAGGAACGGCTGGAATATAGTATCCTTGCCCGCGCCTTCATCGCCGCCAATAAGGATGGCGTGATTGATCTTGACCGTTGGGTTTTGTATCTTGAACGCCATAGCGTTAAGGATATGGTCTAACTCTTTATCATCCGCGATCAGATTGCGGCAATGCGCTAGCCAAGGCTCGACATCATGATCCGCAATCTTGTCGCTATCAGCTACATCAGGGCGGGCGTTTGTCCACCTGTTGCCGTAAACCAACCCGTCGCGCGTCACCAGAACGTCATCGCCGGCGGCAAACGTCACCGCTGCCAATGCTGGCGCGCCGCGATCCTGCCGACGCTCATCAAAATAGATGGACGCTTGCACACGCTGCGTTTTCTTGTGGATGGAACGACAGTCAATGTGACGGAACAAAGCGTTGAAGACGTTACGCGCTATCTCTTGACGTGTGACCATGTCGAAATAGCAGTCATCAGACTGTATGTAAGCGAACCGATCAAACCACTCGCTTTGTTCCAGCCGTCCTGCTTCTTTCTTTTCGACCTCACGCACACGCGCTGCGGCTTCATCAGGGAAGGCTTCCGTTGGTGAAATCTTGTCCATCATCGACGCCATGCGTTCAGCGATTAGCTCATCACGCAAGCCGGGCGTTGCCTGCGGCCCACCGTTAGCGGCGACCCAATCAAGAAACGTGCGGCTGTCTAAGTCTTGGCAATGGCCGTGGTAGCAGCAGAACGAACGATCCAGCGGCTTGTAGCGCGCCTCGATCATGCCGTCGCTGTGTTCGTGATGGTTAGGGCAGACAATGCCACACCAGCCGTCGTTGTTAGGTGCGCTAAGAACTAGGTTCTGTTCGCTTAACCATGTCAGGACGTTGTCCTGTCCAGTGTCGCGTATCTTTACGGCTTTATAGTCCGCTGTGTCGCCTTCTTCTGGCGTAACACCCAAAGCAGTGCAAATCTGCTCTAAAGTGTATTCACGCTCTGGGTGGAACTCGACCAGCCGTGCGGGAAAGTTGCCGCGCCCGCGCTTCAGGTTAATGCTGTCAGGGATACGGCAGTTGCGGACAGCGTTAGTCGCGCCGGGGTCGGTATAGCCCGCATCTGCAATAGCTTTGACGGCAGCGCAGAAATCGCCTTTGTTTGGTTGCTCGTTAAACGCATAGCCCCACTGGAACGAACCTTCGCTAGTTTCCAGTATCCATGTCGGGTCAAGCGGCGGCGTCTTAGACTTTGTGCCAATGTCATCCAGCATCATAAACAGGACGAACTCGACGTTGCTGGACTTAGCAGCCGGCTTGCCGTCTACAAAGCGGTCAACGACGAACGAACCTGTGTTGATATACCAAGCCTCGCCATCTTTAATCCGTGCCTTTTCGGGCAGGAACGCAGGAAAGGTCGCCTTCGGCGCACCATCTGCATGGTAGATTAGGTTGCCGTCATCGCCGCGTATTGGCTTCTGACGCACTAACAAAGCCGTTTCACCCACTGTATCAGCGGCTAATCCAACTATATAATCTATAAACTTCTGGCGATCCTCACTCATCGCTTGCTCCTTATTTGCCATAACGTTCCATAATTGCCACTTCTGCGTTCAGGGGTAGCCCCGATGCCCAAGGTGGCGGCGTACACATAACCTGCACCAGCCGCGCTGCTGCGGCTTCTGCATCTGCTTCTGGCACTTCCAAGACGATTTCATCGTGAATATGAAGTACCGTATCGTCCAACTGCCGCAAGGCGTAGCGCAGCAAGTCATTAGCGATAGCTTGCGTGATGTTCTCACACGCCAAACCGCGCCATAGCCGCGCCCTCGGCCACTCCTTCGCGTCCGCGGCGGGCTTCCAAGAAGCCTTCGCGTAGGTCAGGTTGCCTTCCTCGTCGAAACGGGCGAAAGGATAGCATAACACACGTCCAGACGGAAGGGCATACCAAAGATGCAGTCCATCAAATAAATATGTGATGCGGCCTATTGTAAACTCACGGTTCTTGTTCCGCATGGCGCGCATATAAGTCTCTTCCAGACCCGACCAGTACGGCACGGCCCACTGGTTAGCCCTGCGCCATGCGTCAACCATGCGCTTTGCGTCGCTCTCTGACATGACCAAGCCATAGATGCGGCCCATGCTGGCGAACGCACCAACGCCGCCGGCAAAGCCACAGGCTAACTCTTGCACCTTGCCGATCTGGCGCTGGTCTGTAGTGACATCGCCGTAACCGACATGGAAGGTCGCCATAGCGTTGTGCTTGTACACGTCTTCGCCCTTGGCAAAGATGTCCAGCTTGCGTTCGCCAAAGATACTGTCGGATGCCCACGGCGTCACACGCGCTTCAATCGCAGCCCAATCGGCAACAACAAGGCGCTTGCCTTTGCCGGCCATCAGCGCTGGACGCAGCATACCTTTCAGCACGTCAGTTACACGGCGACCATGGTCAGGGACAATTTGATGCCCGCGCACCATAGCCTGCCTGACTAATGCAGGGTCTGCGGCGCACTTTCTTGGGAAGTTATGGACCTGAAGCCCATACGATGCAGCGCGGCCAGTAGCGCTACCTCCTGCAAATACGAACGCTCCTCTAACGCGAAAATCCTCCTCATCAGCAAGCGCCGCTGCACGTTGGAACTTCGCAACGGACGATGCCCACAGATCGTCCGCGCACTGGATAACATCCGCCACTTCCGCCGGCACTTCATCAGGGTTCTCCTCCGCTAACGCCAGCAAGTTTGCGCG